AGTTTCGCGAGCGCCTCTGAGGAATTACCGAGTCCCATAACTTGGGCAATCACGGAACCAATTTCCCAACCACCCAATGCGGCGCCGGCGATCAGAGCCGCGGACCCTAGTGGCTCAAGCATTTCCGACAAACCTGCGCTCAGAAGTTTACCCACCGCATCTTGCTCAAGGTTGTTCTTGAAGGCACGCTTGATATCGTTGCCAGCCCCCTGCACTGCGGTGGTGATCCGCAAGGGCGGACGCGCTTCTTTGTCTTTCCGTTCTCGTTCTTCGCGAATATCTTTTTCACTATCGCGCTCCTCACGGAAAAAATCATAGAGGCCCGTTTGAATTTTCTGGAGGGTCGTGACTTGCGCCTTGAACAGTGTCACTGGTACCGCCACGGGGCTGTCGAAGGTCGGTTCATCGGGCGCCAGCGTCATGCGAGGTGGCGCCGCGAGGGCGGGATGTGGCACCAATGCAGGCGATTTCGATTTCTCGGGTTTCGCCATATCGAGATCGAATAGCTCTCCCAATTCGGGGTCATTGAGCATCAGACGGAGCGCCTGAAATTCGGGCCCTTGCGGCACCTTCATTTTCTTCGACTTCTTGATTTTCTTGGTTTTCTTGGCCACGGGCGTGGATACGACCGCAGCGACCGTGGCTTCGGCGATTTGATCGTCAGTCTCGCCCCCGACAATCGTGCCCTTGATCGACAGTTCCTCAATTTGCTTTGGAGTAAACCCCTGGCGCTTGAGAGAGGCGAGTTCTTCCGTTGTAAATTTCGGCATTAGTGTTTACCCATGTTCCGTTCGCGCGCCTTTCGTTCTTCTTCGTCAATCCACTGGCGCGTTAGCAGTCCATACACATCTTTCTCAAAGGGAAGCAATTGATCAATTTCGTTGATTGACCATCCATGATACTTCTTGAGATTGAAACACAGTTCGTAGTAATTCGCCAGAGTATCATGACTCTGGCCTAGACGAAAAAATCCATGAGTCCCGACACCACCAAGTCCTGCTTGAATCCACATTTCTTACATTCAAAAGCGACCGAATGTGTCAATGTTGGCATCGTATCAAAGAAGGTCTGAACCTTGGCAAATTGCGACACGCTCAATGACGCAATGAATTTCTCAATTTCTGCGGGGTCGGCTTCACTGACCTCGTGAACCTCACCGGCTTTAGTGAAAATCGTGCGGAGACATCCCACCAGGAGGTCAATACCAAACACACCATTTTGTGCTTGGACGTGCTCGATGATCTCCTTTGACGGATATGCCAACGTCACACCCACCTGATCGTTCAACCAGATTTTGTTCGTGTGTTCGGGAACCGTTTTGAACGTAATCATGTTCAAGTCGATATTGACGGGCACGACATTCCCGCATTCCGCCTCTCCGTCCACAGGGCGATTGCGGCAACGATAATTCACTTGCACGATGTTGTTGACCGACTTCGCTCGCAACTGCAAATAGAGGTATTCCAAGTCGAACGATGGGAGCTTCGAAATGTCCACTTTCTCGAACGTGCAGATGCGCAAAATCTGCTCAACGGCATTACGAATTTCTTTGGGGTCCTCTCCCTGCTGCGCGAGCATGAGGATCTTTTCTTCACCTACGAGATAGGGACGGATTTTCACGGCTTTCGGGAGCGAATAGAGCTTCACGGTATATTCAGGAATTGCGAGTATGGGTATGGACATAGTAAGTCACCTTAGAAGTTGATGGTGCCGCCTCCAATGAACGGTACACCACTGAGACCAATACTGAGTTTGGATGGGTTCGTGTGGAGCAGATGCCAATGGCTGTATTGAAAACTCACTTGCTGCTTCGCGAAGCCATCGGCGCTCCACGACACAGGCACCGATTCAACAAGCCGCGGATAGACGTTTTCAAACGCATAGACCAGCGACACGTTGTCTTGCTTGTCATATGTGATCACTTGCATGGTCGTGTAATATTCCGAGGGGAACCGCAAATTGAATCCCGACGCGGGGCCGTTCGTCGCATTCTGAATGAGATTTTGCCATGCAGAGAAGAACGCCGGCAACGGATTGGTCGCGGGTGTCTTGATGGTGACCTTCACGGCACTCGGCAACACAGCTTCTAGCGCACGATTTTCAAGGGATGTAATAATCGGTGAACTGGTACCGAACAACGGCATGGAGAAGGTGCAGGTGATCGGCACGTATTCTGCGGCAATAGGAAACTGCTCGCTGAAGCCATACATCGTCTGGGTCATCGTTTGGAAGGCGCGACTTGGGAGGGACGTAGCTTCGCACAACAGACCGCGTCCAAGGAGATCCGATGCAAAGGACAAATCGTTGCTGCCTTCACCAAGGACCGCCCCGACAATATCCTCAATCGCTCCGACGATGCCCGTGCGTTGGGTGCCCGCCTGCTGCACCTTGATCGCGTTGTAGATGCTGAGCGTCTGAATCTGACACACAAAGCGGTTCTCTGGTTGGAACCCATGTCGGAAATGATGGATGAACGTATTCAGGTCTGGCATACTGACTATTTAGCCGCTATACGCCACCGCTCCACACATAGCGATTGGTCTTCTTCTTGAACATGTCCACAGGAAGAAACAATGCGAGGTGCCAGCTATCCGAGCCGACCTGCAACAACGGCGTCTGGAGGTGGCTGGTTAGATACCGTTTTAGACAGGGACGGAAGAAACTAGAGATCATGGGATTGGTAGAGGATTGCAGAATGTCATACGTGATGCGCATCCGCGATTTGAGTGAATCCGTTTTGCTGGTTGTGGACGGATACAGCGCATCAAAGAGCCGTGCGCGAGACTCGTAGTTGAGATAATGCAAGTTCATCCCAAAGAACCAGCCAGGCCCCGTATCCAGCACTAATACCAAAGGAAACGCATCATAATAGGGTAGCTCTCGACGAAGTTTGGGGTCGTAGAGAAAGAAATAGAATTGGCCTGGCTGAGCAGCGCCGGCGCCCACAAGCCGCTTCGAGTAGGTGCCTTTGCTTAGGGTACTCCAATCAGCTTTGCTTCTGATCGCACTCTGCCAGCGCGAAAGTTCGGTCTGGTATGTTTTGAAAAACAGCCAGGCATCGCGCTCGTGCTGCATCAGTCCATTGGATTTTTCAATTCGCTGCCGAAGCGTGTCATACACATTGGTGATTGGCATTTTAATATTTGATCCCCAAGTGTTTCTCTGTCAATACCATAAACTTCCAACCACGGTCTTTACAGAAGGCTTCCGCAGCTTGCCATTTGGCGTGATTGACGGCCACCGTCGCGACTTCAGTGATATAGCGGCGCGTCTCCTTGCGTTTCTTTGGCATAGTTGTCTGGTGGTCGGGCTTGATTTCGATGACCATCGTCTGAAGTCCTGTTTTACCAGACACTTCCAAATAGAAATCGGGAAAATACCGATGGGCGCGACCGTCTACCGGCGACACATAAGGTATATGGAATTCTTCGCTGGCCCAATGGAGGACGGCAGAAGTGTCATCGCAATATACCATGAAACGTCTCTCCCAACTACTCCGATAAATAATGTTGCTGTTGTCTCCACGATACTTTTCGGGGTGCTTGGGCGTGTAAGTTCCTTGTAATGTGTTGTTTCGTCTCATACAGATATTTAGAGGTCGCATGCCTATAGACAGAAGCTTTATCTCAGAGGGAAAACTCAAGGGTGGGGCATTTCTCAACACCACAGAATCCACCAATCTGCGTGAGGGCACGACTGAACAGTTTTTCTTCGGTCAGGGCAACGAGCATCATCGCTATCCTGCTAACGTCGGCCAACGGCCGTATGAAAAGTGGATTCTCTTTGAAGCTCGCTCGGGCCGACACATTCTGCGAGACCAGATCCTTGGTGAAGGGGGATCGAACAAAGACGATACCCTCGCCTCTGTCGCGTTGTATCTTCCCGAATCGGCGCTCAAAACGTCGACCGCAGTGACCTTTGACAGTGCGGCCCAACTTGGTGCGGCCGGCGTCGTTTTAGAAGGGGGACTCGCGGCGATCAAAGCGGCCAAGGACCAGCCCATCGACCAGCTCACAAAAGCTGCCGCAGGATCTTCATGGAATATTAGCGAGTTCCTGACCGGTCTCATCGAACCCGTCAAGGCGGTGGCCGGCACCCTCGTCGAAGTGGGGAAAACAAAACTGGCAAGCGCCACACAAGCAGGAGCCGAAGCACTGCTCACCGGTGGGAAAGACGCCCTTGAACTCGCGTTTGGTAAAACAATCAACCCTCGCACGGATACCCTTTTTCGGAACGTGGAATATCGGCATCACAGTTTAGATTTTTTGTTAGTGCCCCGCTCCGAAGCGGAAGCCATCGTCATTGACAGCATCGTGTCTTTTTTCAGCTTCTATATGCTCCCATCCTACGGTGGGGCCCCCGATGGGAGCTATACATCCACCTTTCTCATTGGCTATCCCTACGAATTTGAAATCCGTATGTTTTCCGAGTTTAATGAACTCACGGACCACCACGTTAATTCGATTGGTCGCTCCGTGCTTCGCAGCATCTCCATCGATAATTCGTCAGAATCGAAGGTGGCGTTCATCGAAAAAGACGGGGGATACTATCCTGCGTCCACTCGTTTGTCTCTAGAATTTCAAGAAATTCGCCTGTTGGGTCGGGACTCGTCAGAAATTGTTCGTGGCGGAGTCCAGAACTTCAGAGATCCTCATCTCCAAAAGTAACCTATGAACTACTTTCGCTTTTTTCCAGAATCGAAATACACGCTCACATCGGGAAACACCCAATTTGATGCGGTGCTCACGGAGATTACCTCCCACGCCAAAATTGTCGAAAAGCTTCGGCAAAACATTGCCGTGATCTACGAGTATGAGGTGAATGGTGAGGAACGTCCCGACAACGTGTCTGAACGGCTATATGGGAGTCCGAAATATACGTGGATTCTTCTCCTGCTGAACAATATCATGTCGCTTGCCGATTGGCCGTTGGATTCCGCAGACTTTGACGACTACATTACGAGCAAATATGGGTCCGCCGCGGCCGCACAACTCCTATACGTGTACCACCGCACGGATGGGGTCGTGGTGGATGCCCTAAGCTACGCGGCCTTGATTGATGAAAATCGCGGAAACATCACGTCGCAATATGATGAAGAACTTCTTCTGAATGATGCCAAGCGCCGAATCAAAGTCGTCCCATCTCAATTTGTCGCGGCTTTGCAACAAGAATTGACGACACTGTTTACCTAATGGCTATTTCCGCCGGTCCGCGCCAAGTTCGTCTCCTCGCGTGCGTTGCCTATTCACCTGGGATGGAGCAGCGTTCGCCACAGGGCACCGTGCCCATAAAGGGGCTGGATATCAGCAACTACATCGTGAATATCGACCTCTACGAGAGCGTCTTTGATGATACGGTGTCGGGATCGTTGACCCTCAGCGATACCGTGGGACTTCCTGAATATCTCCCATTCGTGGGCGTGGAGTATATCTTGATCGCGTTCTCCGTAGATCAGGGTGACGAGACGCCCAAAGAATTTCGGCGCATCTTCCGTGTCGTGGGTCTTCGCGACCAAGAATTTACCAAGAACGAGGAGCGCATGTTCACGGTGGATATCGCCACATCAGAATTTGTCACCAGTGTCTCGGGACGGGTGCAAAAATCATATAATGGCGTGACGTGCTCGGAGGGCATCCAACGTATTTTGAGTGAAGAAATGGGTGTGTCGAACGACCGCATGACAGATATTGAAAAAACGACGTTCAAGATCGATGCGATCATTCCAAATTATACCCCACTATCGGCGGTCAACTACTTCACCCTGCTCGCCTTGAATCCCGCAGAGGATAGCATCTTTTTGTTCTATGAAACGCTTGAGGGTTTCCACTTCAACAGTCTCCGAAATCTGCTGTCTCCGCCTGATGTGTCGGTCCTACCCATATTCAATGTCAATGAGGGAGGCGTCAGTTACGCCAAAACGATCAATGAATCGGTGGCCTTCAACAGTATCATCCGTTTGGCGCAGGAGCGGTCTTTCAATGTGCTGGAAGATATTGCTGGCGGTGTCTTACGCTCGCGCGTGTTGCATTTGGATTTTTTGGCGCGAAAGTATGCCTTTACGGATACCAATTACACGGATACGTTTGAGGAATCTCCGCACCTAAGCAAATTTCCCGTCTATCCGAAGAATTTCGACCGAGTCGTCAATGTCAATGCGAAGTTGTTCGTGCTCCCGTCCTCGGATTGGTCAAAAGATTCCAAATACGTCCAGAGCACACAAGACCGCATCGACCAAGACCGTCTATACCGTGCCATCGAAAAGCGAAATCGTCAAGTGAAAATGTTACGACATGCACGCACCACTATTGAACTACCAGGACAGGCGGACATCCGTGCGGGAAGCGTCGTGATCATCAATTACCCGTCATCCCGTCCGTTGGAAGATTCAATCGGGCCGTCTACATCCTCCATTCCAGCAAATCCGTCGCGCTACTACAGTGGCGCGCACCTAATTACATCTGTGCGCCACATACTCACGCGCACCGGTGTGGCGAGCCTATCGTATTTCATGCACTTAGAAGCCTGTCGTGATTCGTTTGGAAGCCCCTTGGTAGAGTTTCCAAAAGGTGAGGACTAATGACGCAATCGTTTCAACTCGGTTCCGATGGATTCATTTGGTTCATGGCCGTGGTCGTCGACCGTGCCGACCCCCTGAAGGTCGGGCGCTGCAAAGTGCGCATTTTCGGCTACCACAACTTTGACCTGAAGGTGCAATCGACTCAAGACCTTCCGTGGGCCTACCCACTGAACCCCATCACGGCTTCGCAAGGGCTTGCCGATTTCAAGGAAGGAGATTGGGTCGTCGGATTCTTTTTTGACGGAAAACTTGCACAGAAGCCCATCATCATTGGGGTACTTCCCGCTATCGCACAAACATAACCATGGCTATAGACGACGGATTCAAAGACACACGCTCTGCAACCGACCTCATGCTCGCGCCGGCGCAACCCGCGGCGCGCACGCTCAGCACAGGGAATTCACTGAAGCTGGGCCTGGGAACAGATGCCATTCCAGGTGTCATCTCTAGCACGAAGCAGATCACGGGCGCGGTGCGCGAGTCCCTGAAGAAAACGCTCGGCTTCAAAACAGGACTCTCGGTGCTTTCGACGGGGCTGAGTACGGTGCTCAAGGATTTCGATAAGGTCCAGTCGGCCTTCAACAAGGGCAACGTGGTGCAAAAAGATGCCCTGTTTCGGACACCCACCAGCACATTTCCGAGTGCGGCGGATTTCTTCAATTTCTCGACGCTGGCGCCAGGACAATCGGTGCCCGCCTCCTTCAAGGCAGTTCTCATTCAGCGCAAGCAGCAGCTTCAGGGTCTCAAGGCACGCATCAGTGCGGCATTCCAAGGTGCAGGATCGGCCGGTGGTGTGCAGGTTGAAGAAAAAACAAAGCGCACGACCAATCCTCAAGAGGAACAGGTCGATGCTCCGTCTACACCCGCGCTCGCACAAGGTGGCACCGCGGGCCGAGCGGATGCCGTCAATAAAGACAAGCAATCCTTTCTCGTGCGCGGCGTCAATATCGCGACAGGGAAACCAGGATTCTTTCAACGGCTCTTGTCCGCTGCACATGTCGCGGCACTCCCAAGTATCAACACCGTCGTGAACCAACGCTTCAAGGATACCACGAACAAGGGATCGTGGAGTGAACCCGCGTCGGCCTACGGTGCTCAATATCCCTACAACAAGGTTCAACAAACGGAATCCGGCCATGTGATGGAATGGGACGATACGCCGAGTGCGGAACGGATTCACATCTTCCATCGCGCGGGGTCCTTCATTGAATGGCATCCCGATGGAACCGTCGTCTATAAGAACATGAAGCATGGCTATCTCTTGACCATGGGTGATCAGTTTATCAAAGTGTCGGGGAATTGCCACATCGCCGTGGATGGAGACGCTACCATCTTCGCGAAGAAGAATGTGCATGTGCAATCCGAACAAGACGTGAACATCCAAGCGAAGGGAAATTTCAACGTCTTTGCTGAGAATGTGAATCTCCACGCCAAAGGCACCGTGAAAGCGGATGCGATAAAAATCGATCTGCGGTATATCAAGCTCCCAAGTGGGATCATGCCGTACTTCTCAGGCCTGACGCCCACGGGACAATTCGGACCCAAGATCGACCTCGCGGCCATACACGCAGAATTTCCGACCTTCGATGAGGCCTCTGCGGCGAAGGCCCCCGATGGCCAAAGAGTCGCGGGCTTCTCGCCCGTGCGCGAGGCGTTTGATGTGCCCCCCGAAAGTCCTCTTGCCAATCCGTTTGTGTATGCGACAAAAACTCCTGAAGCCACGAATTATCGTATACGACTGTTTGACACCCCCGAAGAAGTGGCTAACTTCGAACACTATACGGCACATATCGCCTTGCAGCAGACCTTAGAGGACTTGCCCACGACGAGCGACCCCAAGGCACTCGGTGGAACGCTGTCAACGCTTACGAGCCCCATCGTGGCACCGAGCACGAAGCCGACCGTGGACTTGTTGAATTTCGATGATTACAAGGGAACATTCACGTATGCCAATACGGATGTGTTGGGTGGAACGTCCTTTACCATTGCGGAGCTTGTGGATACCAATATTCATGCCACTGTCATGGCCGAGGACATGTCTATACCGCTGCCCGCGCCCCGTCTGCGGAACTCGGAAACCGACCCGACTCCGACGCCCGATCCGAATGATCCCTTCCAGTCTCCGTGGCAACAATAATGGCACGCATTCCTGTTTTTCCCGTTCTGAGTGAATTACCGAACCCTGGGAATATCGATCCCGATTACATACGGGCGCGCGTCACGGCGACGTATGCCGAGAAATCGATCCCGCCCTATGAACCGAGTGCGGCCGACTTGGATTATTGGGTGCGCAAAGGGACCACCTATGACATCTATTCTGACAATGTGGAGCGCATTGGATGGAATGACTATTGGGAATTTCGCATTCTCGCTGACGGGACACCCTTTGAGGTAGGCGCGTCGGGCGATGCGGGCACACTAGGGACAGGGGTGGCGTTCAAGTACCCCTCAGGCGCGATTGTCGCGCAATTGGGACTCCTTGAGGACGACATCCTCTATCGTCTCTCGTTGTTGTGCGTCAACGTGCTGCAACCGCTGAAAGACAAGTATCCTGGTATCGTCATTATCGGAGGCTTTCGTCGGATGAACACGGGCGTGGGCCAACATGAATTGGGGGAAGCGGTTGATTTGCAAATTCGCAACCAAACACCCCAGCTTATCTACGAAGTCGCAGACTACATCCAAAAGAGTCTCAATTTCGATCAACTTATCTTGAATTGGACCAATGTGGGGGACCAGCAGCCGTGGATTCATGTCTCGTTTTCTCCAACATCACTCAGAGAACTGGTGCAGACGAAAGACTTTGCTGATGTTTTCCATACCGGTCTTTATTACGTTACGACCTTGACCGGTGAAGACGCGGCTCAAGCCCTGCGTGAGAATGCAGCGGCCTTGGCTCTGATTACCAGCGACCTGCGGATCGCACAAGCACGTCAGGCGAAGTTGGCACCCAAGACCGCCACAGAAGTCACGGAGAGTGGTGTCAACACAGGAGACAGCGGATCAGACAATGGAGGCGGATCTGCATTTGAGCCGCCCAATGAAAGTGCAACGATACAGGTCATCTTTGCGTCGAAAGCCTGGATATTTGACCAAGGTGACGAATTTGACCGAACCAATCCGATGGGACGCGGTGCGTTCACTGAGGAGTGCGTGCGCGTGTTGCACGGGAAAGACCCCAATTGGGGACATATTCGTAAGAACCCTGGTCAAAACCAATACAATGGACATGCGGTGGACTTCATTCAATACAAACGTGATGACTTGGCCGCGGCCGTCGGAGTGGATATTGCCAGCAGCGGACCAACATGGGGACCAACAGAGGGCTTCATCAACAAATGGTATTATTAACTCCGCGAAGCATCTCAAGATAGCGGCTAAATACCACCGAGTTCAACACTTATGGCAGAAATCGACATCACCTTACCGCGCAATCGGGAATATACAGACATTTCCATGACGTTTGCCAAAAATCCTGTGACCTTCGACATCATAACGTTGTCGGGTGTGGATGCGGTCAAGCGGTCGATCAAGAACATCCTGATGACACAAACGGGTGAAGTGCCATTCTTCCCCGCCTACGGTTCTCGTATTCGACATCTGCTCTTTGAGCCGATGGACCCGATCACTTCAGCCCTGTTGCAGAGTGAGATTTTGGCGTCCATTGCCGCCTTTGAGCCCCGCGTCAAGGTGTTGGGATTGTTACTCGATTTCGATGAAGATGGCAATCGTTACCAGGTACAGTTGACGATTCGGTTGCTCAATCAAATTCAGCCCATTACCCTATCGCTTTTCCTCTCAAGATTACGGTAAACCTATGCCCACTAACCCCCAATTGCGCGTTGCTGAACTTGATTACGACCAGATTCTCACCAATCTGATCACGTTCATGAAGGCCGACCCGACGTTTTCGGATTATGACTTCACGGGAAGTGGCTTGCGAATGCTCGCGCGTGTGCTTGCCTACGTAACCTATTACAATGGCGTGTATCTTTCGTCTGCGGTGAATGAAGCGTTCTTGGATACGGCGCAATTGCGTTCCTCTGTGGTCGCGCACGCCCGTATGTTGGGATACAACACCCACGGTGTGAATAGTGCGCGGATGACGGCAAACGTCGTGGTGCAACTGTCAGACACGACGCCGTTGGGGATTACCCTCCCGCAACATACCCAGTTCGTGCTCCAGGCCAACAATTCCTTCAATTTCTATAATGTGGAGGACGCGACACTCACCCAGAACGCCACCAGCCTGAACTATGAAGGCACCGATGTCGCGCTCGTGGAAGGCAACCCCGCAACCTACCGGTTTGTGGTGAATCTCACGGACCCGACACAACGGTTTGTCATCCCCAATGCGAATATCGACTTTGGTTCGCTTACGTTGGTGGTCTTTGATAGCGTGACCAGCAACGTGTCCGCTACGTGGCAGCCCGCCAATTCCTTCTTGTTGATCGAACCCACGGACAAGGTGTTTTGGGTGGAAGAAGCCTACAATAGCTTCCCTGAACTTCGTTTCGGGAATGGTGTGGTGGGCGCGGCGCTCGAAGATGGTAATCTGGTGTTCGCCGAGTATTTCATTTCACGCGGAAACACCGCAAACAGCATTCGTGGTCCGTTTCGCATTTTGACGGCTAATATCACGAATTTCCTCACAGGTGCGACGGATGCCGATGCGAATACGTCTCCGAGCCAAGGCGGCGCGGACCCACAAACGCTTGATGACATTCGTTTCCTCGCACCGTCTGTCTATCAGACACAAAATCGCTGTGTGACCGCGGCGGACTACAAAGCCATCATCCTGCGGGACTATGGTGAGCACATCGCGGCGATCAACGTATTCGGTGGCGAGCAGGGAGACCCAAATGACCCGAAAGAACGTCCAATTTTGGGTAAAGTATTCATCGCACTCAAGCCCAAGATTGGGTTGCGGTTCACGGATAGTGTCCGCGACGTGATCGAAGAAACGATTGTGAAGCCTCATGTGATTGTGGGGACGATTCCATCGGTCATTGACCCCGATTACGTGTATGTTGTTGTTGGGTCGCTGGTGAAATATGAACCCAAGAATGCGCCTCTCACCAAGCTCCAATTGCAACAGGCCATTAGCAACAACATCGTGCTTTATGCCGAACAGAATATTGAAAAGTTTGATACGCAATTTCGGTTTTCCCGACTGACGCGCGTCATTGATGATACGGATGAGTCCATTGTTAGCTCGCTCACTCGTTTAGACTTGGAGAAGCGGGTTGTTCCAATTTTGGGGGCGTCTAACAGCGCCACGCTCAAATATGGTGTGCCGCTGAAACGTGGTTCAGAATCCACAATTCTTGAAAATCTATCGCATCGGTTTTCCTATGCGGACCAGACGGGCGCCACCGTCAACAACTGCTTCTTCATAGAAAGCAATGATGATATCAGCGTCGTGCGTCGTTTGGCAAATGGTGTGATCACTACCGTCCAAACCGGCATTGGCAATGTGGACCGCGAACATGGAACCGTCTCCCTGAACCACTTCATTCCTCTCGCGATTGAGAATGATGAAGTCGATGTCCGCATTCGCATTCGTCCTGCGGTCAATGATTTTGCTCCACGACTCAATTTGCTCTATACGGTCGATGCCACAGATTTGAATATTCGGGTTGAGGCGGATGATGATGTCACGCCCGATGACCAAGCAACCTTCTTCCAAGGTGGGATTCTCTAAATCATGCGCCCATTCAATGAAGGCGAATCGTTCGTCAATTTCGTCAAATCGGCGGTGCCCGACTTCGTAGAAGCCGATTACCCGCTCTTTGTCGAATTCGTCAAAGCCTTTGTTTCCTTCCTTGAACAAAGCCGCACGACGGAATCCGCCGATACCTTCCCCGACTTTGGGACACACCCAACTGCTGTCACCACGACGACGCAATTGGGTGGGCCGCTCTATGAAGCTCGGAAGTTCTTTGACTATCGGGATATCGAAACAACCCTCGACGAATTCATCGTGCATTTCATGGCGATGTTTGGGAAAGATGTGCCGATCTATTCATGGATTCCCAAAGACCGCTTGGTCTCAGGATTGCGGGAGTTTTATCAATCCAAGGGGTCCGTCGGCAGCTTCAAATGGTTCTTTCGCGTATTCTTTAACACCGACAGCGACATCTATTTCCCTCGCGAAGATGTGCTGCGCGCGAGCGACGGCAGTTGGGTACAGACAGTTACGCTGAAGGTGTCCGCCGCGATTGGTCGCTCGAATGAAGATGTCGCCACCTACTATGTGGGGCAACGTGTGCGCACGGCCACGGGCACCGCCATTGTGGAAAACGTGATCGTCGCTGTGGTCGGGCAAGCCTTTGGGCAATTCGTCCTGATCAATGAAGTATATCTCAAACCATCAAGCCTTCAGGGTACGTTTGAGCCTGGACAAATTCTTACCAACATCGAAACGGATGTGCAAGTCCAGACCACGATTTTGCCGGTGATCACTGACCTCATCATTGATAGTGGTGGTAGCAACTACGTGCCTGGTGACCTGATTACCTTCTCTCAGGGTCCTGCTGGCGGCTACGGCTATGGTGCGCTCGCGGAAGCAAAAACCGTGGCGAATACCTCATTGAACAGTGTCACTGTGATCGCGGGCGGCGATGGCTATACGGTCGGTCTCCCCGTGACGTTTGTGAGCACATCAGGGTCTGGTGCGACCGCTATCATCAGCGAAATTGTCTACGGTGATTGGCTGACCGAGGAGGGTGGCTTTTTCCTTAATGAGCAGCAGACACCCGATGCGACGGACTATCTCGTCCTTGAAGATCAGAACACGATCATCTTGGAATTATTGATTGATCCGTTCTGCAATGCGACCGCAACGGTCAATATTAGTTCAACAGATTATGGGGTGGATACCGGCGTTGTAGAACTCAACGGCACAACGATTGATAGTGAAATTGAAATCTTTTTGGCCGCCACGGACGAAAAGCCCTTCATGATCCCGTGGGTGTTCACCAACAACACCGAAACGACGGCGGCCTTGTCGAACGTCGCGGCCACACTGGCGACAGCGACCAATACCTATTTCACAAATACGGATGTTGTCTTCGCGCTTACGAGCGCCGCGGATGCGTCCACCAATGTCTCTGGTGCGCTGTTCACGGCCAATGTCATCATTGCAGATATCAGTGCAGGAAACAATCACAACACCCTATATCTGAAGAACATCACGCCCATCAACCAGTTTCAGCCGGCCGTGTATCTCAAAGCTAACGGCACCGGCGTGCTTCAAACGGGCACCGTCGCAACAGATGGCACCGCGAATGTCACAGGAACGAATACGTTGTTTGCGTCTGTGCTCCGTCCCAATACCCACATTCGCTTTGGGACAGGAACGCACGCCGTCGTTAAAACGGTGGTCAACAACACGCTCTTGACGATCTACGGGGCGGTATCGGGAACCAATCTTGTTTCCAATATCTACTCAATCATTGCGACAGGATTTATCGAAAGCGCGGTTCCACAATCGCAGCAATTCTATGGAAAAATCAAGCGGGTGCGCTTGTTGACCCAGGGCCATGGGTACACCAATCCTCCTTTCGTCACGTCTGATAGTATTTCGGCGCGCGTGCAACAGAAATACTATCTCGAACCGAACGTCACACCGGTGGATACACAAGATCCGCTAAACGCAGTTATCTCACTTGCCAATCAAGTAACGCTCTTTGCCAGTGCGAATCTTGTCGTGGGTCGCGATGCGGGGCAAATCAATAAGGTCACGATTCTCAATTCGGGTGTGAACTATTTCGATGGGAATAACATTGGGATCACGGCAATACATGGTAATGGTCGCACAGGCGATGACGCATACTTCACGCCCGTGCTCGGTGCCATCACACGCTACGCAGGATCATTCACCACATCGCGTGGGTTCCTTAGTTCTGACAAATACTTGCAAGATGAGACGTTCTACAACGATTTCGTCTATGTGGTCAAAGTGGGAGAATCTATAGACCGCTATCGGGATATGCTTCTCAAACTTCTTCACCCTGCTGGCTTCAAAATGGTGGGTCGCGTGGTCATTATCGATGTGGCGACGTTGGAGTTGAATCCCAACGACAGCAACCCCGATTTCGCACCAGGCGCCGGCGCGGGCATATCCTTGTTCGACGACGTGGGTCTTGTGTCGACCACGACTGATATGCTCTATATCATCGATTTGGGTGACGGCGCGATTTACCGCAACCGGTCGCGCACGGCCGCGGACGTGCCTGTGCGTCCCGAAACGAACATCTTCATTCCCGCAGGATCGGATCTGGAAGCCAATGCGTATGAACAGACCCTATTCAGTTACGGGTTCTCGCCGGCGCTCCATTGGACCTTCATTGCGAACAGTGTCACTAGCAACGGGATTACCACCGCAATCCTTGCCGTGGGAGATACGACGAATGTGACGGATGATGGACCCACCCACATTTTCAATAGTCGGGAGTTTGCGAACGGCGCGGTCACTGGCGCCACCTACAGCTTTAGCAATGCGAATGCCCAACTCTTTGCGGGACATAGCGGAGATCAACAGTACCGCGGCGCCATTATCGCGTGGTTCCGTCCCGAACGTGGGCTTCCTGCTACAGAAAAAACGATTGTGGATACCGGCGGCTGGTGCAAGCTCACCCTTGATGCAAGCGGCCTGATCCATGGTTATATCGGAGCGGAAACTGTGGTGTCTACGAACGCGGTTTCCCTGCAAGCGTGGAATATGCTCGTCGTGTCCTACACGGGCGCCGATCCTGATTTGTTTGACACGGAATTCCTTGATTTGAATGCGGGCGAACTCAAAATTTACTTGAACGGGTCTAATCAGGCCGTGGACATCATCCCCGACGTGGCCTACAACCCCACCACTGTTACCATCGGGGGCGCGGTCGGTCGTTACGGGCAGATCACGTTGTTGAACGAGCCTGTCACACCAGAATATGTGCAAGACCTCTGGAATGCGGCGCTCCGCGATGGTACAGAAGCTCTAACCGCTATCCGCCACGGCAAGGGCGTCGATATGATTTACCCATGGTACGCAAATGCCATTTCGGTCCTTGCGTCCAATGCAATCAGCGAACAGTATAACACCTATGAGCCCGTCAGTGAAGCAGAAAACCAGGCAGAGGACCCGGCCTCAGGACTGGACCAGGACGACTAAAAACCAGTCACTAAATAGAATTGATTTCACAGGTTACCACCTATGTCAAGCATCCTTACCAAAAAATATCGTGGATTTCTCGCCAAGGAATTTCTGAACGCCTTTGCGAACACCTCGCAGTATGTCTATGCGTTTATTGGGCGCCCACAGAACTGGGTAGACGCGGCCAACGGTTCTGTCAGCGATACCAATCCGCCCGTTCCCGTAAATGACGTGCAGCATCAGACTTTCGAGAACTGGCGAGATATGCTCGGAATTAAGCGAATTCCTGAAGCAAATACCTATCTGGTCGTTCCTCGACGTAACTGGGCAACGAACACAGCGTATATCCAGTATGACGATACGGATGCGGATCTGTTCTCCAAAGCGTTCTATGTGTTGGACACCACATCCGCTCCGCTGAAAGTCTATAAGTGCTTGTGGAATAATGCGAATGCGGCGAGCACCATCGCCCCAAGCACGATTGGGACGAACGTTGATCCGCAAACGACAGGGGATGGATACGTGTGGCAATACATGTATACCATTGGCACCGATTTGTTCACATTCTTGACGAGCGCGTGGATGCCTGTATTGGCAAACTCCACAGTTCAGTCAAATGCCAACACGTATGCTGGTAGACTACCGATTGCTGTACCGCTGGTCATTACCAACGGAGGAGCGGGATACAACGTCGCGGTGACGACAGTGGATACCCTCATCGGAGACGGATCAGGCGCCACGATTGTCAACACCGGCGTCACGATTACCGCGGGAGCGGTGACAAAGGTCCTGCTCAGCACAGGGGGTCTCGGATATTCCAACGTGCAAACGATCAATATTTACCAAGCGGGGGCCACGACGGCGGTCCTTCGCGCGATTATCCCACCGTATCCAAACCATGGGTATGACCCCGTGATGGAATTGGGGACCGCCGCAGTCATGGCGACGACGCAGTTCGAGTTCAGCGAAAGCGGGGGCTTGACCGTCACGAATAACTATCGGCGCGTGGGTGTTATTGTCAATCCGCTGCTCGCCAATGGAAACGCAGCGAACGCGAACTTCTACAAGCAAACCACCGATTGCATCGTGTCCTCCAATACGGGCGTGTTCGCGCCCGATGATGTGATTTTCAATGAAACGAATGCGGCGAACACCACGGCGATTGTCGTGGACGTGCAACCGAATGGGAACGCGGTTCCCGTGCTTCGTCTCACCTATGTGAATGACAAGGGACAGACCGCACCCTTCAGCCCTGGCGACGTGCTGATGTGCAACGCCACCGGTGTGGAATACACGATTGGGGTCATCAACAGCCCTGCCTTGACATTCTTTACGGGAGACATTCTTTACTGCGACCAGCGCGTCCCCATTACGCGGGCGAACGACCAGGTTGAAGAAATCAAACTTGTTTTCCAGCTAGGTTAATTGAGACACTATGGCCCTTTCCAATACCACACAGAATGCTCTACGGACGCAGTATTACGACGATTGGTATACTGCATCGAACGTTGATTCTACTCAACTTCAGGGTGAATACAACGATTTCCATCGTATCCTCTTTCGTCCGAAGATTGCGGTGCAATCTCGTGAACTCACCCAACTTCAGACGCAACTTCAAGCACAACTTGAGCGTCTAGGAAAGTCCTCATTCAAGGACGGTGAAGCTGTTTTCGGTGGACACCTCACGCTGGATACGACCGTATCAAGCGGACAGGTCACGGCGCTGTCGAATTTGGTGGCGTTCTTTAATCGGACGACCAACCAAGGTAAGCTGATTTTCGATACCGTTACCACCACGCAGCGAGCACACGTTCTTCAGTTCATGTCAGCGGATGAAGGACAGGTGTCCAACAACTATCTGTTGTTCAAATACCAGACAGCCGTCCCCTTCGCCCCATCGGCTGTCGTGCAGGCGTCCGACGACGCGGGCATCACCGCGACATTCGTGAGCGGCTTGCAGGCAGACGTGTTCAAATCCGCCTCCGTGATTAGCATCGATGAGGGCATCTTTTTCGTCTCGGGCTTCTTCGTGCGCGTGCGCCAGCAGACGATTGTGCTCAATCCGTTTAGTTCGCTCCCAAGCTATCGTATCGGTCTCACCATTACCGAGGAATTCATCGATGAATTGGACGATGTGGTGGGTGCGTCTCTCTTGGACCCTGCGAATGCCAACGCGCCTGGTGCGCATCGTTTCCGCATATCGCTCACGTTGGATAAACGCTCACTTGACAACGCAGCGGATACCAATTTCATTGAATTGGCGCGCGTCATCAACGGGGAACTTCAAGCGGTGCGCGAAACACCACGATTTGTTCGCTTTGATGAACTGAACAACATTCTCGCACGGCGCACCTACGACGAATCGGGAAACTACGTCGTAAAAACGTTCGCACCCGTGATTCAGACGGACCCCGACGATAGTAACAATTTCATTGTCGCTGTTGGCCCAGGTAAAGCGTATGTGCGTGGGTTTGAAGTCAATTCGAACCAGACCATCAAGAAGTCACTTCGAAAGGGACGGAGCACCGCGAAC